TAAAAACTTTGGTGTAAGCTGAAAATATCCAATCCATCCGTTTTCACCTAAAGATGTTAACCAATGACACTTCGTCTCTTTTTTCGCAAGGGCAAGGTTATACCAATATGGATAATCGTTAGATAAAAGTCTTTGTGTTGCATCTTTAACTTGGGCTTCAATTTCTAAACAATTATCCAAAGCTAATGACGATTGCCATATAGATAAGCAAAACAAAAGAATATATTTTGTCATAAGGGTCTTTCCATTCTATATGTCCGATTATAATAAATCTTGTAATGTAGTAATAAAGAAGCCCAATACTTGCTAAAGCAATCTTACGTGCCATTGCTGAAAGTAAAGCATCGTAATCATACACAAACATAAAAGCAATAGTAGTAAAAGCAACAGCAGAGATAATATGAATGTGATAATAAAACAAAAGCCTTTTAATTAGGTTCATTTACACACCTCTTGCGCTTTTCTTAATAACTCATTCTCTTTTTCTAAATCAAACATATAATTAAGGAGATATTGAAGTTTAACATTTAACGACATATCTCCTTTTAATACTGGCTTTTGAGTTTTTGGAACTTCAGGAATTTTACATTTTACGTAAACAGGCTTCTCTACATATTTCACCTGACTACATGAAAGAATAAGAACAGTAGGAACTGCTAATAACTTTTTCATTTCATCTGCTCCTGTGCTTGGTTTATTAAATCTACAAGTTTTTGACATTCTTCATTTGTAATATAAACAGGCTGTTTTACAACCTGTTTTACATAAACTCTTTTTGCAGGTTTGTTGTAAAGCTCATACAATTGCTTTTGGGATGCTTCGTATTGCTCTTGCTGTAATTGCAGTTGTTGCATAAGTTGCTGGTTTGTGTTTTTACAATTAAGCAACTGTGATTGGAGTTGCTTAACTTCTTGTCTAAGCTCTGCTATTTTATTTATAGATTGAATAAAAACAATAAAGCAACCAATTAAAAAACCAGCAACTAAAAACACTGCTATAAATTTAGCTTTTAAATCCATCTTTAACCTGTAAATAAACATAGTTTTAAGCATACTCCCGCTCGGGAGTATGCTATAGCTTACTCAATGTTTAAATTAATTCTATTTAGCTCTTCTACAGATTTAGCATTTCTTATAGCTTGCTTAATCTGCTCTACTTTGTCTCTAATTCTTTCTCTTTGCTGTAGCTTTGCAGAATACTTCTGCTTAAGTGCGTCAGCTTCAGTGTAGTTATTAAGTGCTAAAGCTTCTGCTATTTTGACAACAATATAGTCAGTTTCACTTAGTAAAGGAGATATATTAGCTTTAAGCTGTGAAAGTTTAATTTGCTTCATTTTCTCTAAATCAATCTTTAACATTCGAAAAACCTCCTTAAGTTTTTTAAAAACTGTTTTAGTTTACTTAACATGGTAAATCTCATTAAATTTTCTTGCAATTTCAGGTGGAAATTCATTACTAACACCTCCATAACCATGTGGTAAATACTCTCTTTCGTCAATAGTAATTGCTTCAATAGGAACATCAGCAGGTAAAAAGTTAGCATCTACTATCCAGTAAGGTCTGCCTGCTGGAACGTCTTTCTCTGCGATTTGCTCTATTGTAGCAAATCGCAGTGCTTCTGGGGTTGGAGTAAGAATAGATAAAGAACCGTCTTGGTTTTTAAATAATACTACCTTCATGTTTAACCTCCTATAATTGATACTCTAATATCAGGCGAGTTAAAAGGTTCCCCTGTGTTGCCTCTATTCAAAATAGGTATCGATATTTTTGCATAATTTTTAGTATATGGAGGGTGTTCATGACCAACACCATAAGCAACAACTGTGTGGAATGACATATCAAGGACACCACTCGCTACACCGCAAACAGTGTAATTATCTGAAGGCATAGGTAATGAAAAATTTATTGTATATTCTCCTGTCCCGTTGTGGATAACAGAACTTACATTACCGCTTGCTATAATGGTAGGAGTAGATTTAGAACCGTCAAATCTTACCCATGCTCTACTTGCATAAATAGGCGCTTCTCCTTCAGCATTAAGGGCTGTTTTGACTGATTGTGTGTTAGATAAAGCAGTTTTCCAAGATTGCCCGTCGTATACTTTTAACACTGGGTCTGATGTTGAAGTATCTAACCATGATGTGCCTACTGCAGGATTAGATGGTGCGTTGGAACCAACATAAACAGCTCTGATAACAGGTTTAGAAGGGTCTTTGTCTAAGAAAGATGATTTGATAGATTGAACATCTTTATTAAGCTCTTCAAATTGTGCTTCCGAAGCGCCGCTTACAGCTTTCCATGCATTACCATCATAAAGCTTTAAAGCTTTGTCAGTAGTGTCATACCACAGCATAGAAGCTACAGGATTTGTTGGTGCTACAGAGTTAACATACACAGGTCTTAAAACAGGCTGTGTTGGGTCATTATTCATAAAAGCTTGACCAAGTGCGGTAAAGTTAGCATTTGCTAACTTTAGCTCAGTGTCAACTTGGTCTTGATAAGGTTGATTAGGCTTAAAAGGAGTTAAATTATAAGCCATTTTACACCTCCTTATCTAAATATAGCTACCATAAATACTCCAATATCAGATGCCCGATGGTTGCCATCTACATTTCTAACTCTTAATGAAGTAGTTGTCTTACCGCCTTGTGAGTTTTGGTCTCCATATTCACACAACCAAACCCCTTGTCCATCTTCATTATTTCTACCACCAAACACTGATACATAATTTGTATCAGGCATAGGAGTAATGAAATTAATCGTATAATCTCCTACTCCGTTTTTAACAATAGAACTTACATTACCGCTTGCTCTGATGGTTGGTGGAGAAGTTGTGCCGTCAAAATTTACCCAAGCACGGCAAGCGTATATAGGCGCATCGCCAGAAGCATTAAGCGCTGTTTTTACTTTCGGGTCATTGGCTACAAAATTAAGCTGACTGTTGGCATTTTGTTTCCATTGCTCCAGTTCGTTAATTTTGTTTTGAACCATAGCGTTCCAATTGTCAGCCTGCGTTGCCACGCGGTTGACAAGGTTTGCAACATTTTGACTAAGCTGTGCTACTTGACTTTCTAAAGACATCTTAATTGCCTCCATTTAATTGATTTAATTTATTTGATACAACTGCATATCCTATTTGCGTTATACTATCTGCAAATCGTACAAACTCTTCAGCATAGAAAAGATTTAAATCTACACCTTGATTAATTATCTGTATAGAGCTAATTGGGACTGTAGTAATTTTCATTTTGAAACCAATCAGAAACTGACTTATGTCTGTTTTATATCCAAGAATGTAGTTTGGGTCGCTCCATACGGCAAACAGCGTTCCATCATCCAAGTAAAAACCAACTTCTCTAATCCAGTATTGTTGATTAGACTGCAATATTGCATGAAGTGTTATTGATTTTTCATCTGTGTTTACTTCTGCAGATAAGATTGGAACTCTTTCTTTTTCGTTATACAGACTTGTCAAATTGTCGGATGGTGTATATGCTCCATCGCCAACTCCCATGCTTGCAATACTAACCTTTAGTCCGTTTTGTTGTGCGTCTAATGCCGCTTTCATTCCAGCTTGTGTTATCGTTGCTGCTAATCCCATTTTAAGCCTCCAAATAAACCTGAGTAATGCTAAAACAATTTACTCCTGCCATCATTCCAATATTCCAATCCATTCGATAGTTTGACTGTGTCTCTGCTTCAAATCTGCTTACTCCACAACCGCTTAGAATAGACGGTGTTGCTATTGTAGTGCTTGGTGTTGCTTCAAATATTATCCCAGCTAAATGGCTTCTTACATTTTTATATTCATTTATAAGTTCTTTCATATATTCTTGAGTTTGCTCACTAAATAGCTGATTTCCTACTCTTCTATCTATGCTCAGAACAACTGCAAACTCATATGGATTTAGCTGTCTAAATATCTGATTGTATGGAGATGGTATTGGCTTAAACCATTCGTATATTTTTGCATCTGTTGAGAATATCTGTAATACTTTCTTGATTGCGTATAATGTGCCTTTATATTTATGTAGCTCAATCGCATTTTTAATAAGATTTCTCTTTTCTTGTATATCTTGAGCTTTATCGTATCCTTCAATATGAAATTGCCAGCCCAGTAAGTCCAGCAAATTTTCATCTTCTATTTCATCAATGCGTGGCAGTATTAAAACATTGATGATTTTGTTTTTAATATCTTCAAAGCTAACATCAAACGTATTAACTAAATGCTGTAGTTCTTTTATGCTCGATGGTGTCAACTCTTTAATCATTTGTCAAGCCGCCATATATGATATTTATGTTATTTGCATATGCTATTTGCTCTATAGTTAGCTGTTGTTTGCTTGGAGCTGTTAAATCTATTGCATAAGCTCCAGCTTGTTTCACTCTTGATATTAACTGTTCTGGCAATACATCTCTTCCGATTTTACTTTTAGTCCAGTTAACAAAATCGTTAACTGCATTTTGAACTGCAGTTTGAATAATTGAGACTTTGGCTTCATCTTTTTTGTTTACATAGTAAGTGAAATTAATATCGTAGTTGACAACTTGCGGAGCTGATACTATCACTTGGTCTGTTAGCGGTCTTACTTTTTCAGATGATAGATAATTAGCAACTGCATTAATCATATCTGCATTTGGAATAGCGCCGTTTTTAAGAGTAAAAATGACCTTTACTTGCCCTGGATTTGGAGAATATACTTCTACATCTTCAATGTCTTGATGTGCTGATAAAGTGTGATAAATGTAAGCTTGCCTGCTTCCTGCGTTGGAAAATCTTTCAATTGATAATCTTATTCGTTCTCTAAATCTCTCGTCATCTTCTAAATCTGTTCCATACATGCTTGTTGTAATGTTTTCTACTCTTGTGACATATGGCAGTGTATCAACAAGCTTGTTTATTTGTCCTATACTAAAATTGTTTCCAGCAGAACCTGCAACATTGCAAACAGCTAAAACATCAACGAACAAACTCCCCGCTGGTATTTTAGCTTCCTGCAAAGTTGCAAAATAAATATTCCCGTCTGGTGTTGCTCTTGTTCCTGCTGGAATTACTATATCAAAACTAAGCGGCTGGTCTAAATAAAATCTTAAAGTCGTTTTGGAGGCTTTGGCTTGTAATCTTACAACTCCGTAAAATTCTGCTAATTTGTCTAAGTTTTTATCTGTTGCATAAGCTAATAAATTCTGTTTAGCTGTTTCATTGATTGCAATTGCAAGTAGAGTGCTTGCGTATGTTTGAAGATTGATTAATAGGCGCTCTGGGTCGGCTGGATATAGAGTCCTGCCTGTTATTTGCTGATACGCATCTATCAATAATTTTTCATAATAAATTGCATCAGTATTTACGAATTCAGCCATAGCGGTATCTCTATTATTTCTCCAGTTTCTTTAATTACGAGTTCTATACTAATTAGCAATCTTTCATAGCTTTTATTGAGTGAGAGATTGCTAACTTTTACTCTTGGCTCCCATTTTACTATTGCATCTGCTATTTCTGCCATAATCTTTCCTCTTGTGATAGTTGTCATTGGTTGGTCTATAAACAGATGCAGATTAGAGCCAAAATCTGGTCTGTGTATATCAGTTCCTCTCGGTGTTGTCAGAATAATCCTTACGTTTTGCATAATGCTATTAAGCTGATTTGTTTCTACTACTTTCATATTTTCATTATCTATTGACAAACAAGATTAAACAAGCAATGATTTCACAAGACTTTAATTATTGCTGCGTAATGAGAAAGCTGATTTATGAGTTCATTTATTTGATTTTGCAATTTTGCAAACTCTCTTATCTCAAGTGTGTCATCGCTTGAAATTACGTATTTATTGCCTCTGACGAATATATAATCAGTGCTGCCGTCAAAGTCTCTTCTTATAAGTACCTGTTCTGGATTTTTGATAATTTCTTTTGACATTCTTTTGTATTGCTCTATTGTTTCAGCTCCAACTTCATGTGCGTGCTCTTGAAAGTTTCTTAACAGGTTCTCTTTGGAGTATCTTGTCCAGCTACTGCCAAAATGTGTTTTTATTCTTTCACTAATTTCTTCTGGTTTTAGATTTCTGTATTCATCTTGTAATTGTTGCAATAGTGCAGATTGTTCTAAGCTTTTTGGCTGTGTTGCTGGGGTTATTGTGACAGGTAAAGGTCTTTCTATCTCTTCTTGATATGCATGTAAAACACATCGGCAATGCGGATGTGCTGGTGGCATTTTGCTGGGCAGGTTATCTGACGGCATTCTTTTAAGTGTATCTAAGTCAAAATTAGTTAAAAATGGCTTGACATTCGGCAGGCTTTCAGGGTCTGCTTCTATCAAATCTAATGTTCTTACTGCGTCAGCTGTTTTAAAAATCCTTCCATCCATGCTTCTACAGTAAGGACAGGTCAATCTGTCTCCGATTGCGTTCCATCTGTAATGGCTTATGCGTGCCTTCTGAAATGCTCTTATTCTTGCTGAGTTCTTTAAATGATTGTATGTAGTATCAATTATTTGTCTTGCTTTTGTCTGTGTTCTTTGTTGCAGATAGCTACCAAATCTATTCAGAAATTCTTGTATTCCTGATGTATCTTTTCCAATCGGATTTCCTTCTGTGAGATAGTAATTATTCATCCAGTTAATGACTTCTTGCCTTAATCTTGCATCTCCTCTGAAAAACCTTCCAAGATAAAAATCTGCAAGACTTTCCGCATAACCGATTGTTCGAAGGTCTGGAGCTATAAACTCAAACTTAAACACCTTTGGGACTGCTTCTTTCTGTGCTTTTTCGTATGTCTTTTCAAATTCTTTTCTTAAATAGTCTTTTTCTTTAGTGCTTAATTTAACTTTCTCTTCAAGTTTTGAAATAATAAATCTTTGCAAGTCTTGAAACGATATGAAGTATTTAGTATACTTAAAAGCTTCTTTTAGTGATTCTTCTACTTTCTGCAAAATTGCAGGTAGTATTACATTAACAATTCTGTCTATATCCTGATTGCCTTCTGTGTCCCAGTCATACTCAGCCATCTAATCCAAGCTCCTTTCTTGCTTCTTCTACTGTGATAATTCCAGTCTGCAGCAATTGAATAACTTTCTGCGTTTTGTTAAGCTCTGCCTGCGATGTTCTGTCTGGGCGAAAATCTGGAAGTGGATTAAACTCAATATCTACGTCATCAATGTTGTAGCCTTTTAATAGTAGATGTAATCTATAAGCATACTCTAAAAATCTTTTGACAATTGTCTGAATGCTTGATAATTGAGATACAAATGTATGAAGTGCTACAGTTGACCAAGTCTCTGTGTATCCTGTTGAAAAGCCTAATAAACTTGGCTGTGCTTTTGCTCCTTCTATAGTCCATCTCTCAAGTAGTTCTATTATCTCTTTTATCCCTGATGCGTTGCCTGTAATTTCTTCAAATCTTGCCTCTGTTCCGTCAAAGTGTAAAAATACACCTTTGTTCATATTCTCAGCTACATCTTGACCAAAGCTTTCTAAAAATTGTCTTGCTCTGTCTTGATATTCTTTTTCTGTTTCGTTTGGCGCTTTTGGCAATTGTGGGAATTTGACATCTAAAAATCCAACCAATCCAAGCTTTTTAGCAAGTCCTTTTAATTCAGATAAAAGCTCTTCTACCGTTTCAATAGTAGAAAGAGATGCCAAGAATGGTGGTATTGCGTAAGGTGAGCCATCAAGTGTTAAAAGTGGCATGTATTTGTAGGTATAAGGATTGAGCTTTATTGGGTCTTCTGTCCCAATCCATTGGTATGGCTCGTATTCGTCTGTTTCTGCATTGTAATCAAACCATATGTAATAAGCTGGGACTAATGCTATCTTTTTAATTCCTGTTAAATTCCTATCTACGACAATCTCAGCAGACAAAGCTCCAGATATATTTATCTGTGCAATAAGCTGATTTATTAGATGGTCTGTGTTTAAAACAAATGCTAACTCTTCTAATTCTTGCATTGCTTTTTCTTCATCTTGTCCCTGCACTTTTACAGTGTGCCCTGTATTAGCTAACGTAATTATTAAATTGTGAGTTTGAGATAGTATCGGATTGGCTACGACAGCTTTTTCTATTACAGACAGCCACTCTCTCGGGTATCTTGGATTTAAAAATCTAAATTTAGCTTCTAAGGTTCTTGGTGTAAAAACTTTAGCTGGTTCTACAGATTTTCTTGTGATTGGTAATTGATTTTTTGGTAGTTCTTCATTATTAAACAGCTTTTGAATCCATCGCTTTATATCCATATTTAAGCTCCTCTTTATGCTGATTTGCGAAAAAGATTGGTGTAATCTCTTTTATATCTTCTTGATTTGCTGCATGAAGTGCTAAAGCCAAACTCCAAAAACGGTCTGCGTGAGAATCTTCAGTTTCTCCTTCATATCTGATATTCCCAGCCTTTGTTAGTGTTTTTTTGACTGAGTGCAAGTCTTCTATTAAATCTCTATCAGCTGGAATGCTTACAATCTTGTCTTGAAAAACTGCTTTAACTCTGCTTGCTAATTCATCTTTAACTTTATTTGTGAAGTAAACGGGAATGACTTTAACATCTCCCCATTTTTTGACAAGTTCTTCAGCTATCTGCATTCCTATACCTGTCTCATCTATTGCTACTTTTCTTGCAAAATGACAGAGATAATCAATGATTTTAAACTGCTCTGAAAATGGCAGTTTTCTAAGTATCTCTTGCTTTCTTAAGTAATATCTACCAGCTACTTTCTCAAGAATAGATATAACTGTCAAATCATGTCTTCTTGCAATATCAACGCCCAGATAAATGTCTCCAGTTAAGTCTTTTATATCAGCTTCTATACCTTCCACAGTGCAAGAATGCAAAATTTCGTATGACAGTAAAACACTTTCTTCATCCATAAACTCACACATATATTCCTGTTGCCAGATGTCCTGATTTGGAACGCCTTTCTGTAATTCTTCAATATCTATGTTTAAGCCCTGCTCTACTGCATCATAAATTGTTAACTTTTGCCTAAACCATAAATCGTTGTTCTCTGACATTTGCCAAAGATGTCCGAAGATATCAGATTTTGCTCTTGGAGTTGATATTACAACAAGCTTAAAGTCTTTGTTTCTTGTGATAGATGGAAATATAGCTTGATAGACTTTATAGCCATCTTTAAAAAATGCTGCTTCTTCAAGTATTACATCACCAGTAAGACCTCTAACACCATCGGGGTTCGCTGGAAGTCCGATAATACGACTTCGATTTGGGAATTTAACCTCTAACACATTCGTTGTTGTATCTTCAAAAAAGCTAACATCTCCTTTGATTTTGCCAAGCTCTTTCAAAAAATCAACGTGTTTTTTGACCTTTTCCATAAGTTCTTTGGATTGCCTTTCCGTTGGTGATATGATAGCTACTAAGTGATTTTTTCTTTCGATAGCTCTCAAGACTGCAAAAAGAGAAACTACAAACGATTTACCTGTTTGTCTGCTCCACATAATGATTGAATACTTTTTTTCAAACATTTGAGCTAAAGCATATTGCTGATAAGACAAAAGGAGTTTGTTAATATTTAAGCTCAAGTTTTAGCTCCTTTAATACTGTAGGGTCTGGCTCATAGTTAAACCATAATGCTTCTGTTGCTTGTGGTCTTGTTCTTGTTTTATTTTTATTATTCCTTGTTATTGCATATGAGCTTTTAGTAATTTGCCTCTCAACATAAGGATATCCCTTCAAAGTTTCATCGTAGAGTTCATTATGATACCCTGAAAGCATCCATTTACCTTTTGTTTGTTTCAGAGTTCTTAGAAGTCTTTCGTGGTCTTCTTTTTTAAACGGAACATCGTAGTAATGTTCTGCTTTATAGTAAGGCGGATCACAATAGAAAAAAGTGTCCTCCGTATCCCAAGTTTTTATAATCTCTTCAAAATCTTTGCACTCTATGGTGACATACTTCAGTCTTTTTCTTATTGCTCGTAAATTTAAAATCTTTCTGGTTATCATGCGTGACCAAGGCTGTTTTATCGAATACCCAAAGCCACCCACACCGCTAAAATTACCGTTGAGCACGTAATAAGTAGCTACTGCAAGGTCTACGTCTCCAAGCTCTGGAGATGTCGATGTTCTCAATTTTGCTTTTAGCTCCCTATAAATTTCTCTTGAATGAAGTAACCATTTAACCCTATTCCAGAACTCTTGAAAATGAAAGGATACGCAGTAATAAAGATTAGCTATTTTTTTATCTGCGTCGTTGATAACTTCTATCTTGCTCAGCTCTTTAGCAAACAGTATTTTCCCAGACCCCACAAACGGCTCAACATATATTTTGTGAGGTGGTATAAGTTTTACAATTGTTTTAGACATAACATATTTACCCACAATATAAGTAAAGAAAGTAATCGGTTTTTTATACTCCATAGATTTCCTCTTTTATAAGTTTCAAGAATTCAGGGTCAATATTTCTTTTCTTGCCTTCTTCTTCTATCTTTTCAGCTGCTTTCTGCAATTTTTCAGTAATGTGTTTTTCAAGAGACTGGCTCATTTGTGAAAGTTTATGGACTGCTGTTATTAGCTGTTCTGGTTCTTCAAACTCAAAGCTGTCTACGTCTTTAGTGAATTCTAAGACTTTTTGAGTAAGCATTGCAACAAGAGAAGAGAGCATAAAAGAAGCTGGTTTATTTTGTGTTTGTTGAACTAAGATTTCTATCTTATCCCACCATTCATTGTACAGTTTTGCTGCTTCTGAATAATCCTTATAGGCTCTATGAATTGCAGATTTACTTATATCATATCCTTCTGTTCTCAAAATACTTTCTATGGTCTTAAAGTCTTTCTTTTCATTTTCATACAAATAGACAATCTTTTGAATAATATCGTAAAGTTGTGCTTTCTTTCTTCTTGCCATTAGTCCTCCCTTTTTGGAACAACAATGCCGTTATCCTGTTTCGTTAAATCCAAGATGTCAATGCCGTCCGCCGTGATTACGTAAAATCTCATTTTTTCCCTTGGCTTATACATATGAGGTTCTTCAATCATTTTTACATATCCACGATCAACTAAATAGTACAATGCGTTAATAATATCTTTGTCTTTATAGTATTGATAAAAAACGCTTATGATTGTCAATTCATCAATTGGTCTTGGTGAAACTCTATGTAAAAAGTCTAAGATTTCTCCTCTTAGTGCTTTCATACTCATCTATCTCTCCTTATTTCTATAAACTTTTCTATAAATCTGTCAAGTTTTGCATCAAGCTTTTGTAATTCTCCTCTCCAACCACTGACATCTCTGTAATGCTCTTCTTTTGTTATCAAGTCTTTCATTTGACTTTCTATTTCTGCGATTTTGTCATCAATCTTTTCTTCCCTCTCTTTTAGCATTTTAGATAAGCTGTCTATTTTCTCTTCCTGCCTTCGTATTAAGAAAACCATAGCAACCAGTGTTATTATTGCAGAGATTTCCGGAGTAATTAATTTTTCTAACCCAATTGAGATAAAATCCATCATAGAACCTCTAAGAATCTTTGAAGTGGAAGAATAATCAACGGCTCTTGTCTATCGGCTTTTATAACTACCGCATCATTGCCTTCAAGCCATTTGTAAATAGACATCTCTTTTCTTGCTTTAACTTGAACGTGTCCGATTAGTTCTACATGCAAATCTGCAGAACCAAATGAACCTGCAGAACGAACCACTTTTAAGCCTCTTTCTTCAAAGATTTTTTTTATTTCTCTTTCTACTCTGCTTCCTTTCCTTTTCGCATTCATACTTAGACCGTTGAAAATGTGATTGTGATTTTATGATAAAGAGATGATGACGCTTAGACAAGCAATGATTTCACGAAGAGTGAAAAATGAAATATTAGAATCTGCTTCTGATGTTTTGTTTTCTTTTCTCTGAAAGTGGTTTTGGTGGTATTTCTAAAGCTTCGTTTATAATTCTTTTAATTTCTAACATTGGTATTCTGACTACTGATTTGTCATGTAATTTGACAGCTCTGATGACCCCCTCGTCAATCCAGGTGTAAACTGTTCTTCTGTTAACTCTGAGCAGTTCTGCTACTTCTTGGACTGTTAGAAATTGTTTAACCACCTCTAACCTCTCTTATGAGATTACAACAATATTATAAGTCATAACTAAATATAACAAGCAAAGATTTCACAGTGAGAAATTGCAATTTTGCAGATTTTTTTAAGAGATGATAAAAATGCTCCGGGATTGCCCCGGAGAAAGTACAGGAGGAGAAAGAAGGGGGGAAGAAAACCCCTAAATTGATATCACTATAACTTTTTCAATCTCAAATCTTTTTTGCTCTCAATCTTTATATATTCACAATAACTTCTTAATCTTGACAGTAATGGTTCAGGAAACTGACTAAAGCTCTCTTTACTGTTTGTTGTTATAAACAATGGAATGTTTTTGCTTTCTGCATAATAGACAATCTGAGTTATTAAATCAACTTTTATGTCTTTCAAGTTTGGCAATAGGTCATCAATCAAATAAGCATCATATTCTTGAAACGTTTCAAATGCTTTGCTATCAAATAGAACTGTGCTAATATATAAGGGGTTGTTTATTTTCCACCAATACAGCAATTTAGCAACCTTCCAAGTGCAGGCTGTGGACTTCCCTACGCCTGCCATTCCTTCCATTATTACGCTTCTTTTAATCTCTTTAATCTTTTTAATGCTTTCCGTTTCTTTTACCTGAAAAATTGCAGTCTCTATTAACTTCTCTGGAAATTTACCAGCAAGTAAGATGTCTTTTATATGTTCTTTTGTTCTTGGTTTTAAATATCTTTTTACATTTGATATTGTATATTTTTGATATCCATCTGGATATACCCAGAAGCCACTGTCATCTTCTATTATCCAGGCTTCTGGGAAATCTTTTTTTATATTTTCTAATGTTTTGTATACTCTCATGATTTGCCCCCTTAAAACGGAATATCTTCATCATCATCTTCTTTAGCCCAGTTTTTAAGATAGTAATCCTTGCCTCTGCTGTTTTCTGGGCTTGCCCATTCTCTATTGTTTTGCTTGTTTTTTATGTTTGGTAGCTGATTTCTGAAGTTTAATAGTCCGTTCCAATCTTTTCTTTGCTCTTTGAAGCTTTTATAATCTTTCTTTAGCTGCTCGACATCTTCATTGTTTCTTTTGTATATGTGTATTAGCTCTTTTAGATGCCTGGCTATTATTGCTTTATATTCAGTAGAGAATTTAAACATTTCAGGTGGCTTTTCATCCCACAGCTGTAAATACCAGCCCATGAGATGCTGCAACTCTTTCCCGTTTTCTTTTTTGCTTTCTTCTTTTTCCATTTCCTCTTTCAGCTTTGCATCTATCTCAAGTAGAACATATAAAGCATCTCTTTTCTTCTCTGCTAAAAGAAAAGAGATAGCCTTTTCGATCTTTCTTAAAAGCTGTTTGTTATTCATAATGCTACACCTCCCATCTTTTTCATATGTTTATATTTGGATTTTATGCTCTCTGGATGTCTTCCAAGTTTTTCTGAAAGTTCCTGCAAAATTGCAGTAGCTAATCCGTGTTTTGAGATTGTATCTAATATTAGTTTTTCTTCTTCTTTTGAGTATCTTCTTTTTACAGCCATTCCTTGTTGTCTTCTTTTCTCTTCTAAATATTTCTTCCTATACTGCTCACATTCTTTGCTACAATATTGGTCGCTATCCTTTGGAATAAATCTATTTCCACATACTTCGCAGGTTCTTTTAATGCTTTCAATGTCCTGTTCTGGCAGTCCAAAAACTGGTGGGTCTTGGTTATACTCTACTAAAATTCCATTTTTGAGCTGTCCAGCTATAATACTTCTGATTTTTCCTTTATAGATATTCTTCAAATAGGTTGGTGCTTTCAACTCTTTTAACACCATCCAAGGTGTGAAAATTTTAAGCTTCAACATTGCTTGCCAGATTTGTCCATCTGTCATTTCTTCTTACCTCCCTAATGCTTTTGCTACTTTTTCTAAAAATTCTATATGTGCTGGCTGCTTTGCTTCTTTGCAAGTTTGCAGAATGAAAGCCACATCAATAGTTGTCCAACCTTTTTTCTTTGCCAGATTATAGACTTCTTTTACATCTGCTTCTACTTTTAGCTCTTTTGCTAATGTGTCTATCGTTTTTTCTGTGATTGGCTGGAGTTCTCTCTTAATAACTATTCTTTTATGAATTGAATGGGGATGTGCTGCTAATATTCTTGGTATTGTATGGTCTCCTAAAAAGAGATATGAAAAATTGAGCTCTAAATCTTCTGACAAGTCTTTTAATTCGTTTAAGATGTGATATTTTGAAAGTATTCTTTGACTTTCGTCTAATATGAATATTGGTCTTAGTTTGAGATAGTCTAAGTGATATTTAATCATGTTAAGTGTTCCTTCCCAAGTATGCCTTACTCCAGAGCGTAGAGCCAAACCAATAAGTCTATAAAGTCTTCCTTTAGATATTTCCCCGTCTGGGACTTTGATATAAAACACATCGTCATAATGTGGTATAATTTTCTGTGATGAAAATGTCTTTCCAGTCCCCCATGAACCATATAAAATGGCGTGGACTGGGGTCTTTTGCTCTTCTCTAATTCTTTTCAATGCTGAAATTGTGTTGATAATTGTTTCTTCTGTGTGTATCATCTTACATACCTCCAAATATTTTTAAAATATCAATTTCTTCTTCTTGCTTTGTTTCTTCTGGTTTTTCTTCTGCTGGTGCTTGTAAGATACTTGTAATGTCTAATATCTCTCTGTTTTCCTTTACCTCTTCCTGTCTCATCTTTTCTATCTCTTCTGTTAGCTTTGCTTTTCTTCTTTCTATTCTTTTCTCTTTGTTTTTAGCTTGTTTTATTTCTATTGTTTCTAAGCTTGGAACGTCTTTTGAAATTAGCCGAGCGTATCCAAGCTTAATTTTTTCCTTCTCATCCCAAACCTCTAATTTTGTTGCATCTTCTATGTCTCTGTAGCATATGACAGTTGGAGCTTTTGCCTTTCTTCCATATTCTCCGTAGCGCTGTTCGAAGGGATAGTAGAACTCATAAACAAGATTATCTATTGTTATGCTATTGTTTCTAACAGTTCTAATATGTCTTTCTCTAAAAGCAAGTCTAATATCGTCAATGCTTGCTTGTCTGTATTTTATGTTAAAGTGCAAAATTTCAGGAACTACTGGCTCGTTGAAGTGCTCAAATTTGTGTTCTGAACGGTTGTATGTTTCAATAGCTGTTTTTAGAGCATCTTCAAAGCTTTGATGTGTTCTTATATAATACCTTAAGATGTCCTTTAAGTCCCTGAAGGCTCTTTCAATTAGTTTTTGATTGGGCTTACCAGGGACTGTTTTTCTGTGTTTGATGTTTAGCTTTGTCAATCCTGTTGTTATCAACTCTGTTTTAAGTATTGCTTCGTTGTCAGTTATAATTTTTTCAGGTAAGCCGTATTTTTCAAATAGGTTCATTAGGTATAAAGCTATATCAAGCGTGCTAAATGCTCTGTTATAGTATCCAGTATTGGTATCTTCTTTTACTTCTTTATAAAAGGCATCTAAAAAACAGCCTGAATATCTTTCTCTTGCTATAAATATGTGATAATGCTTACCATTCACAGAATATCCAGTAGCGTCAATCTCCCATTCTGCTTTATTTCTTGACAATTTGCCTTTACTGACTATATTTTTAGATAGTTCCTTTTTATCTAATCTTTTCCTCTGTAATCCTTCGTAGTTTCCAAATTCTTGTTGTATGAAGTCTTTAATAAATCTATACCAGCTTTGGTATGTTATGCCTGCAAATTGCAAATCTACTTCCAGCAACTTATAAATCTGTCTAAATGATAAAAACCTTGATTTTCCTTTTTCTTTGTTTTTCAGAAGTAATAAATCCTTGATTTTCTGTTTTAGTTCTTCTGATATTTGTATGTTTTTGCGACTTTGCAGTTTTAACTCTGCATCTATCCATCTTTTGATGGTAGAAAAGTGGACTTTTATACCCACTTTGTTGAATATGGTTTGAATTTGTCTTAGAGAATAGCCTTGTAGGAATAGTTCATAAGCTTTTTTTCTAACTTCTGTATTCTTCATATTACCAGCCTCTTTTTGCTGTTTTAGATACCTCTATTGCTCTTTCTCTTGCTTCATCAAGCATTTTTAAAGTTTTTTCCCAACCAATTTTTGTAACTGTTTGATATATCCATGTAAGAAGAGTATTTTTTAACTCTTCGTATAGCTCTTCCTCTGTTGCTGGTGGTGGTTCCTTTGGTGGTCTCCCACCGTGGAAACGTCCATTGTAGAAACCGTGTTTTTTAGCTATTTCTCTCAATTCTTCTAATTCTTCTTCAGTATCTTCTTTAAGAATATTCTCTATATAATTTTTTCTTGCAACATCGTCTGGTATTCCTCTGCTTCTTGACCATTCAAGGAATTTAATAAAAACGGGGTCATTTTCCAGTGAGGGATCGGGGGAACCCGCATAATCTGCAATTTTTGCAGGTTGTGCGGGTTTTTCATCACTTTCCCATTTTTGAATTGTTCTTAGACCTATATTTAAAGCTTCAGCCACTTGCTCCTGTGTATACCCTTGCCTTCTCATTTCTATTGCCTTTTCTTTTATTTCATCAGGCTTTTCTCTTCTTTTCAATCCATCAACCCAGTAATACACGGTTCTTTCGCTTACACCAAAGATTTTTATAAGCTCTTGAATTTCCAGTCCTTCCATATATAGGTTTTGGCACAGAACTCTTTTCTCTTGCTTGGTTAGTGGTAGTCCGTGTCTATTTTTAATAATTGCTACTACTTTAGCCTCTAACATATCCTTAAGCTCTACTACTTCAGCTTTTATAGTTGTTCTGCCAAGTCTCTTCGTAGCCATTAGCCTATGCATCCCATCGATAAGCCAATACTCCTCATTATCTTTCTGCCATACTGTAATAGGCGGGAATTCAGAACCAAGTTCCATAGCTTCTTTGTATTCCTCCACCTTTTCTTCTACCGTGTGAGTTTCTACACGGGGAAGTAATCCTTGAATAGTTTCAATCTTGTTGACTTGCACTTCCTTAATTCCTAACACTTTCATTCCTCATTACCTCCTTAAATATTCTTCTAAGTCAACGATGATGTATTTCCCTGTGTCAAGGTCTAACCCTACAACCTCAACGATTTTTCCATCTTTAAGCTCTTCAAAATATACGGTGTTGTTTTTGAATGTAAAGTCATAATCTATTTGATTTAATACAAGCATCTTTGTTATTTTTTCTGCCATCATAAAAATCCCGCGTTGAGGAATTTTTGAGCGTGCCATACTTTGTAAAGTAATATGCATGTTTGCGAATATTTGGGATATCATTCCTCATTACCTCCTTCTCTTGCTATTTCTTCAATTTCAGTTTCTATTTTTTCTATAATTTTGTCGTAGTCTTTTTTTAAAATTTCTGAAGTGTGTTTTAAGTTATACTCTGCCAACACACTTCTTATAATTGTTTCTATAGCTTCATTAGACAATCCTTTCTCTTTTCCTTTATTACTCGCAATAGCCCAGAGCCTTTTTCTCTGAGCTTCTGAGATTACATCACTTTGAGTTTCTACTGGAGTTTTTACTGCTGGAGTTTCTACTTCATTATTTGATAATTCATCCTCTGTATATGGAAGAGTTGCTATCTCTTCTGGAAAAGCTAATCTAAAAGCCTGTGCTATACAGACTTTTTTTAACATAAATATTGGCATGCTTTTCCAAGATGGAGTATCTTTTTTAGCTTCTGATAAATAGACCCTCCATTTCAGCGGGAATTGCCAATCTTTTCGATAAATAACTACTTCAGCAAAGACATCAATCTCATCCTCACCGACTACTACATCCCAGCCGTTCAGTTTGCCGCTTTTCTCGGCTCTTTTGATATACTCCATGTAAGACACTACCAATTGAAGGCTTCCCTTAAACGGAATGAAATGGCATTCTCTTTTTGCGGGGTCTAATCCGAGATGCTTTGCAAGGCTTATTGCTTTTCTAATTTCCGTATCGCTAACTGATGCCAGATGTGGAAATAAAACCTTTACCATTTCCACGATATTTCCTTCTGTTGTTTTTACTAATGCTGTCATTTTACTTACCTCCTATGCTATAATCTATTTGTCTTAACAGCTCTATCATTTTTTTGTTTTTCTCAATATAAGCTTGGAGTTCTTTATACTCTCCAAGCTCTTTTTTAAGTATTAAATTTTCTACTTCTAATTGAGCCTTTTCTGCTTCAAGCTTAGCTATTTCTTTGTTTATTCTGTAATTCCCATACTGCCAAGCACTTAAAACTATTCCAACGCCAAGCATAACAGCAAGAGTTTTCTTTGCCATTCTTTTGTTTTTCTCATAAGTTTCATCATACTTAGTTTTGTACATGTCTCTCTACCTCCTTTTTAGTGAATTCTAAAAACTTTACAACCTTCTTAATGCTGTCAAATTCAAATGTTCTGCCGTGAAGATAAACAATAAATTTTCCGTCTTGGGAATAAACCTTAGCTCTTAAATCCCATGCTAACTTTTCAGCTGTGTAATACATGTCTTCCATCTTTCCTTCCTCCATAACTCCCACCCACACCACCCTTTTTATTACTTTTTGTTTACTGCTTCTTTTAAAGATTTAGCTGCTCTAAAAACAACAACCTTTCTTTTTGGAATTTGAACTTCTTCACCAGTTCTTGGATTTCTTGCTTTCTTTGCTTTTCTTTCTTTTACACCAAAAACACCAAGACCTGGGATAATTACTCTTTCACCTTTGCGGATTGAAGATATTATTGACCCATACACAAAATCAATAATATCCTCAGCTTGCACTTGTGTGATTTTAAATTTTTTAGCTGTTGCTTGGACTAAGTCAAACTTTGTCATGATTACACCTCCTTTTTAGAATTAGATTTAGATTTTGATTTTCTTTTATTTTCTTTATGTGATAAATTCTCAATTACATATAGATAGATAAGATAAGGATCGTTGAGATACTCAGAGATTTTGTGTATAGTAGGAAGAGATACGCGCCTGCCAGCCAAAACATCTCTTAAATAAAGCTCTCTTACTTTAATCTCTTTTGAGAGCTTGTTTATTGATACCCCCTTTTCTTCAATTTTTTTCTTTACATATTTTCTGAACTCTTCCATATTCAATCTCCCTGCCATCATTAAATGGTTTAACTTTTTAGGTATAAATATTATAATTAGATTTCTGACTTTTTGTCAATAGGTAAAGTTAGATTTCTAACAAAGATATACTGTGAAATCATCGCTTGTTTAAAGCTTGCGTATGAAAATAAAATTAGTATATGAAATATGCAAGCTTTGGCGATATTATCTTTCAAATATTTTCATATAGAGAACACAAAGAGAGTAATCAGTATGCAGTTGCAAAATTGCAGACAATAATCGCACCGAGTAGTATTCAATTTCTCGGCAATGAATTAATATCATTAGAACTTGCTGTTAACTTTCATAATGCATTTTGTAATCCACTTGAAGAATATCAAAAACTCAAAGATATAGCCAAGCAAGGAGAACCACAAAAGCTTATTATTGCTGAAAAAATCATCGGCGATTTTGTAATAGAAAGCATAGATGCAGAATATCAGCAAATAGACGCATACGGTCAGCCTGTTAACATAACGTTAAATGTCAAATTTACTGAATACATCAAAAAAGAAATTCAGAAACGAAAAACAGCATCAAAATCAAAGAAAAAAGGTAAAGCTGTCAAAAAGAAAAATACTGGGCAACAAAATCAAAGCTTACAGCAAAAAAACAAATACATAAACATGCTTGATAAGTGAGGTGCAAGATGAATTACATTAACTACGTAGTCAAAGAAGGCGATAGATGGGATACGATCTCATATGAAATGTATAATGACCCATACTTATACGAAATCATTATTCAAGCAAACCCGCAATTTTTAGCACATGCTTACCCACCAGCTGGAGTTGTTTTAAAAATTCCAGTTCTGGAAATAGAAGACGTTGACAATCAAGAAGTAATAAACCCACCATGGCAGACAGACTAAGCTTTTATAAACCTTATCTATACATTGAAATCAATAATAACAACGTATCGGCTTATATAACACCTTATCTAATTAGTTTTAGATATGTAGACAACGATGGACTTGATAAAGACGAAAGCGATGATGTAGAAATTGAAGTTGAAGATAGCACTTACTTTTTTAGAGACAATCCACCATCCAGAGGCTCAAGTCTTAAAGTCCGTTTTGGATATGAAGAGACTGTCAGAGATGCTGGAACTTTCTTTATAGACAGCTACAACTTTAATTATAATCGTTCTGGAGCAACTTTCACGATTAAAGCTTTAGCTAAAGATGTAAAAGCATCATTTAGAACTCTTAAAACAACAGCATTTGAAAATACAACATTAAAGAAAATAGCTGAAGATATAGCAAATAGAAACGGTTATAAGTTATTTTTCGATGGTAATGATATAAACTTTCAAAGAATAGACCAGTACAAACAAAGAGATTTAGAATTTCTACAAAAGCTATGTAAAAGATACGGCTATAACTGCAAAATTGCAGATAAAAAGATTGTAATTAGAGATTTAGAAAAAAGCTTAAGCAGTTCTGGCATATATGTAATTACTCCTGACATAACAACAGATTTAGATATAGAAGTAAGCAGTCTTTATGCTGCCGATGTTGATGTTGTTTATTTAGACCCAAACAAAAAAGACAGCATATCAGATAACAAAAAGACAAAAATCAAAGCAAGCAATGACAAGCAAGTAGAACGTGTAAGAGTTGAAAACAAAAAACAAGCTGAAAAAGTAGCATCAGCACAGAAGACTTTAAATGAGATGAAAGAGTTAAAAGGCAGAATAGCAACCATCGGAATTCCAAGCATATATGCATCTTCTCAAATAGAGCTAAAAGGTTTTGGAAAGTTTGACGGTCTTTATTATTGTTCTACTGTAATTCATGAAATAAAAAGAGATGGCTATACAACAGAAATTGAATTTTTGAAAAATCCAAACCAAGCAGGTAAGAAGAAATGATTAGAAGAGGCATTGTCGTAGCAGTAGATGAGAAAACAGCAAGAGTTAGAGTCCAAATGCCAGATTTAGACGGCATAGTGTCAAATTGGCTTCCAGTTCTAAATCACAAAACACATAATGATAAATCCTATTGGATGCCAGACATCGGCGAATATGTGATCGTAGCTTTTGACGAAGAAGGAGAGCATTCAGACGGATATGTGCTTGGAGCCATCTACAATGAAGCAGATAAACCGCCTGTAATAAGTAAAGATAAATACTTTGTTCGTTTCAGCGATGGAACAGAAATTGAATATGACAGGAAATCACACAATCTAAGAATTAGTGTTAATGGTAATATTACGATAGAAGCTACTGAAAATATAGTCATTAAAGGCTCAAGAATAGATTTAAATCCATAGGAGCAAGTGATGCCAGCAGTTGTTAGGCTTGGAGATAATTGTTCTGGGCATGGTTGCTATCCTGCAAGAGCAAACACGGAAGCATCCAGTAATGTCTTTGTAAATGGAAGAGGAGTTCATAGAGTTGGTGATGCTTGGGCTACTCATTGTTGTGGTCCTTCTTGCCATGATGGAACGGCTGCATCAGGCTCTTCAACTGTATTTGTGAATGGTAAGCCAATCTGTAGAGTTGGAGATAGTGTATCCTGCGGCTCTACAATGGCAGAAGGCAGTTCTAACGTTTTTGCAGGCTAAACTCTTGTGAAATCATTGCTTGTTTAATCTTGTTTGTCATTTCAAAATATTAACATCACTACACTCAAGGAATTTGTATGATTACACTTAACACATTATTGACAACTGACAACTTACAAGAAGAACAAGACCATATAGAAGTAAACGTAGTAGCTCTGTCTTCTACGTGTATTGCAAGAAGATACGGCAATCTCTGTTTTCCAGATGAGTTATTACAACAAAAAGCAGAAGATTTGATTGGTAAACCTGTTCTGTTGGATCATAAATGGGAAGTTGGGAGTGTGGTCGGTGTAGTTAAAGAGGCTTTTTATCAAGAAGGAAAAATAATTGCAAAATTGCAGATAATTAGAGCTGGAAATGAAAAGCTGATAAATCTATTAAAAATGAACCCAAGACCAATTACAGACGTATCGGTTGGCATCACATTAGAGACTGAAAAATTAGAAGACAACAAATACATCGTTAAAAATATGTCATTCAAAGAGATTAGCTTTGTTTTCGAAGGAGCTGATAAGAACGCAAAAGTGTTATTTGAAGCTGACACAAAAGATTACAAAAACTGGTGGGATGACCCAGAGCTTAGAGATAAAGCACCAAGAGATTATTTCTTAGACCCATCAAACAGAACGTATCCTTACCGCACCTGGGAAGGCGAAATATCTTGCGATAGATTGCAAGCTGCAATGAGTTTAGCAAGTCTTCACGGACACAGCAGAGTATATACAAGAGCTAAAAATATTTATGAAAATTACTGTCAAGGAGGTAAAAATGTTAGAAAAAATTGAGATGCTGTCAAAAGAAGAGTTAATTGATGCTGTGAGAGCATTAGAAGTAAAACTATCAGCGTTAGAAAAAGAGAATGAAGAACTAAAAGCACTTGCTGAGATTGGAAAGAAATATGAAGAGCATTTAAGAGCAGAAGCAACTAAGCTTGTGAAAATTGTTGAAGGTGAAAAGTCAGCTTATCTGAAATTGATTGAAAAAGCAGATGTAGATACTCTTGCTGAGATTTTAGAAGAATACAAAGCAAAAGCAACTGAAAAATTGCAGCCTTCAAGCGTTCAAGCAAAAGTAGAAGAAGAAAGAATTGACTTAGAAAAAATGAGCTATAAAGATTTGGTTAAATTAGCTGAAAAATTCAAGAAGGAGGTCTTATAAATGGCTACAATCACAGGAACAACTAACCCAGAGTTATTTCCACAGTATTACGAACGCAAGCTTTTGCAGTATGTAAAACAAAACTTGCCTGCGTTGGACTACGGACAAAAGTTCACCATGCCACAAAACAGCGGTAGAGTAGCAGTATTTACAAGATTTGCACCGCTTTCAGTTACAACAACACCTATTACATTCCAACCAACACCTACATCAGGAGCAAGCTTATCAGCTCAACAAGTAAGCGTTTCAATAGAAGAGTATGGAAACTACATTGATTTAGATGATTTCACAAACATAACATCATTTACTCCGCTGATGGATGTCGCAATTGATAGATTAGCTTATAACGCTAAACAATCATTACACGCTGTAGCAATGAACGAGCTTACAGCTGGAACGAACGTTATTTATGCTGGCGGAGCAACAGCCAGAAGCGGATTAATTGGAACTCAAAAACTAACAAAAGCAGAAATCAGAAAAGCTGCAACACTCTTAAAAAGAAATGATATACCACCGTTCCAGGACGGTTATTATGTTTGCTTTATTCACCCAGATAAAGTTGCTGACTTATTCACAGACCAAGAATTAATCTCGTTATCAATGACAAGAAAAGAGCCAATTGCACAAGGCTACCTTGGAGAATTATATGGAGTTAGATTTATTGAGACTACAGCAATGCCAATTGTTTCAAACGGAAGCACTACTACACCAGCTGATGTATATCAAACTCTTGTAGTTGGCAATAATGCTTATGGAGTTGTTGACTTAGACGGCAACACATTACAAACCATTTACAGCAATGTTGACAAGATGGGAAGAGTTAAAACGGTTGGTTGGAAAGCTTACTTTGCAGTTAAAAGATTGTATGAACCAGCTATCGTAAGAATTGAATCTAACTAATAAGGAGTGGAGCATGAAAGTATTTGTTAAAGAAGCTACTCAAGTGTGGATAAACGGAAAAGAGTATGCAGTAGAAGCTGGAGTTCAAGAAGTTGATGATAACATCGCACTAATTCTTATTGAAGCAAAATTAGCTGAAAAGGTAGAAGAAGATAAGAAGAAGAAATAATGATCACGATTGATGATTTAAAAGCTTTTGTAAATGATAGCTCTTTTCCCGACAACATTCTGCAAAATTGCATAGATATAGCTATTAATAGAGCTAAAAAGTTATTAAACACAGACACACTACCAGCAACGCCAGAAGTGAGAAAAGCTCTACTACTTCTGGCTGCATCTGAACTTGCGACAAATGTCAATATGTACTGGAAAAGAGCTGAAAATCATCAAACAATGAACGTTAAAAATATGATTGCAGAAGCTGAAAGGCTTTTAAATCTGGTTCCAAGGGCAAGTGTAATATGGCAAAAGATTTAAAAGATTTGGAAAGATTTTTAGAAAGCCTGCCCGCAAAATTGCAAGAAGCTACCGAGTTAACACTGCAGAAATCAGCTTTAGAGATTGAGCAGAGATTAAAACAACAGTTTAAAAGCGCAGGTGGAGCGTACGGAGAAGGATGGCAACCTGTCAAACAAAAATATCTGCAATGGAAAAGAAGAAAAGGATACTCAGAGAAGACATTACACAAAACCACTACATTATCTCAATCATTTTCAAGTGTAGTTATGCCGTTTGAAGCACGAATTGGGACTGAAATACCATATGCAATCTTTCATGAAATTGGAACAAGAAAAATGCCAGCCAGACCATTTGCAAAGCCAGTAGCTGAAAAATTTCAAGAGCAAAGAGTGACTGAAAAATTCTTTATATCAGCTTTAGATATGGTGTTTAGAAATGTTTGATGTATTAGAAAATCAGATATTGCAAGCTTTAGAAACAAATGGGATAAAAGCTCAAGGCTGGAGTGGTAAACCTGAAGAACTATTTGACAAGCCACGATATACTCCTGCTGCAAAAGTAATTATTGAAAATGCAAGCTTTGAGCCAGTCTCTTCTTACTCTTTTTATGTAGATTACAGCTTTAGCGTGATTTTATTCTTCAAATCTCTAAGAGAGGAAGGGCAAGGAGCATATCCACTGATTACAAGCATCATTAACACGCTTGTCAAACAAACACAGTATAACGCACTACCAACCAGAATTGAGCTTTTAGCCCATGAGAGTGGGGATTTTGTATATAGAATTAGTTTCAAAGCTAACGGTAGATATGTAGTTCCACACCAAGAAGAGCCATTAACAACCTTAACAAATATGGAGGAAGTGTAATGAAGTTTAAAGTAAAAACAAGCTATCCAACAATCATTTTTATTGGCGGAATTGATTACACACTTTACCCAGACCAAGAAATTGATTTACCAACAAACGACCATGAGCATATTCAAACGTTAATAGCTTTAAATTACTTAGAGCCAATTCAAGAAGTTAGAAAATCCAAAAAGGAGGTAAACGATAATGCCAGCTAATTACTTGCACGGCGTAGAAACAATTGAAATTTTGCAGGGACCCGTTCCAGTTAGAGAAGTTAAATCTGCTGTTGTTTTTTTGGTTGGAACAGCACCAGTTCATACAACAATTCCAAACGGAATGTCAGCTAACGATTGGTATAATCAAGTTGTTAATCAGCCAATCTTGATTTTAAGCAAAGATGATGCAGTTAAATATTTCGGAAATCCTACACCTAATTACACAATACCGTATGCACTGGACGCAATTTTTGACCATGGCGGGACTACTTGCATAGTTGTTAACGTGTTTGACCCAAGAGTACACGCAACCACAGGCACACCAGACCCGACAAAAGTCCAAGCAAGCGACATTATCGGCGGAGTTAATGCAACCACAGGACAAAGAACAGGATTAGAAATCATAGATGAGCTATATTCAAGATTTGGCTTTACAGCTAAGTTAATCCTTGCACCTGTCTTTTGTGAATCTCCAAGCGTTATGTCTGCGATGATTTCAAAAGCAGAGACAAAAAGAGCAATAGCGCTTATTGATGCACC